TCGCTATCGTATTCCATATATCTTGTAGTAAATTATTTTAAAAGGGAGGTCTAGCAAAGAAAAGGGGGTGGGTTGTTTTGTGGATATGGGGGTGAGTGTGACTGGATATGGGTGTGGAAAAATCCCATGTATATATATATTAGAAATGGCGGTCACTTTATGGGGTATGGGGGGTGCTTGTGTTGCAAAAAAGACACGCCTGTTGCGATCAAGCAATCATTTATCTGAATAAATCGTTTCCGATAATTAATCGTTATCAGTCATTCATTAATACTTTGCCTATTGGTACGCTGATTGAATGTAATGCCGAGATATAATGCTATTTCTTTTTGAATGAAGCTGAGTATAAAGATAACAACTTTTTAACCCTCTTTAAAATTTAACCCTTTCAACTTTTATCCCTCTTTAACTTTCAACCTTTCAATCGTTCTATACTTTTCTTTTAATATTTTCTTTTAACCTTTTTACCTTTCCTTAATTAGTCCTTTTATGTGCGACACTTTGTCAATAAATATTTTTTATTTTAACTATTGCTTTTTAATTTAAACTTTAATAAACATATCCATAATGGTTAAACAAATAACGAAAGGAAACAAAATGAACATAGATTTAATACCAACAACAGATCAAGGTTATATTGATTTGAAAAAACAATGCGAAGCTCAAGATAGCATTTTTAAAGATATATCTTTGGAGCAATTTAAAAAGATTGTCCAAAATTATATCAAAATTAACTTTGAAACAATTAACCAATAAAGAAAGGAAATAAAATGAAAAGATATTTTGAATGCTATGGAATAAATAAAGATGGTAAATTTGATACTCAATATGTTTGTTTTAATGATTTGTTTGGTACTTCTTATAATACATTTACACCGAAAAAAAATTCATTAAAAAAACATAGCTCTTTTAAATCTATTTCTTATTATAGAGTTGTAGATGGTGTACCTATTTACGATGAAAATAATAAATTAATTAGAGTTGAATATTAACTATTGATATATATACAAAAAGGTTATAAACATAAAACAAAAAACAAACGAAAGGAAAAACAATGGAAACAACATTAATTAAAAACTTAAAACTTGAAGTCATTGCAACATATGAAGATGGTGAACAAGAAATATTTCAAACAAAACTAACAAAAGAAATTTTAAAAGATGAAACCTCTCTTTTAAATTTTGTTAGAAGTATTTTAGACTATGCGACAGACAGCGATTTGTGCAAATTGTCTTTTTGTTTTATGTGTAAAGAAAATTTAGTAAAAAAATATAAAACCATTCAAGAAAGCATTTATAATAAAAATGGAAAATATTTTTTTCAAAACAATCAATTAATTAAATAGAAAGGAAAAACAAAATGAAAAAATTAATTGAGTTTTTAGACTGTGCTACATTTGTTGTCATTTTATTGGCTTTACTCTGGTCCTTAAAATATGCAGCTGTAATAGATCAATTTCTAATCAGCTTAAAATAACAATGATAGTAGTTAATAACAAAAACCAGGAATTAAAAAGACTGTTCTATGATTTTTTAATAAACATTAGGAGCGTCAATGGAATTGCCTGGAAAACAATAGTAAGAAAACAACAACAAAAACGAAAGGGAAACAATGAAAGAAATAAAAATAAATGCTTATGAATATATTGATCTCGAAGATCAATATAAAACAAATGTTAAACTTTGGCTTGATCAAGATCCTGTTGAATGTGAAGAAGAAGATGAACAGGGTAATATAACTTATAAATATTGTTATTTTTCTGAAATGGAGGAAGAAGATTTAGAAGATCATTGCGAAAGTAATGAATATTTATTTGATAAGTATGGAAAACCAATACATCATTTAATCAATAAACAAAAAAGGAAAGGAAAATAAAATATGAAATACGAAGAGCAAGATAATAGGGTTTGTATGTTTTATATAACAGACAGACTACAGGAAATATTAAAAGTTAATGATGGTAAAAAAGCACATAAAGCAGTTTATGAATTTTATAATGAAATGCTGCACAACATTGGTGTAAATGCTTTAAACAATCATTATAGTAACGAGTAAAAAAAAGGAGGTAGATTAAATGACTGAATTAAACGAAGCACATTTCTATAATCATTCCATGAATAAAGATCGTTTACATAAAAAAAAAATGAAAGATAGTTTAGACGATCTATTAAAAAAATATGATGCTGACGATTTAATCGCCTACATCATGGAACAATCAGAAAAAGATTAATCAGTTCCCTTGTTATCTAATGGGATAGGATTTTTGGATTCTATCTCATTAGTAATATCAATAATATCCTGTTCAGTCGTAGTATCTTCCCACATAACCCTTAACACACCATCCGATTTAATATCTAGGTTTTTCTTCTCTTGGAAGAAATTAGAAACTCTTGGTGCTAGCCATCTAAGGTAGTTTGAACGCTCCCTAAGGAAGAGGAGCTTGTTTGCGTCTATTTCTTGATGATCTTGGTTAAATGCTTCTAACAATAACTCAACAAGGGTTTTAATTCCTATTTCCTGTGCTTTTAAAAACTGTTCTTTAAATTTTGGGTTTGCTTCCACAAAGTCGTATAAAGTTTTCAATTTGATCTTTAATCGTCTTGCCTCTTCTATAACGAGATTTCCAGCTACTAAGTTTTCTAGTAAAGTATTTTGTTCTGTATCCGAAAGTACTAGACCTTGCTTCTTCTTCTCTAATGTATTGTTTAATTTTTTCATCACTTAGATCTCTAAAATTTTTAAGATTTTTTAATCGTTTTACCTTTACTTCTATACTAATTTTATTGTTTTTAAACAATCCTTTATACTTCCTTGTGTAAAAGTCATGGCTAAATAAACCACCATGAAACATACAGCGATAACCCATAACGCTTGGAGTAAAATAACCTTTGGCTCTACATTTTCTTGGATTACCCTCTCTAATACTCTTCCTAGTAATAGCTTCGCAACATATCCTTTGATTTTTATATCCACCTCTCATTTCTTTGGGTTACCTTTCCAATCAAGATTGAATTTCTTATTATGAGCCACCTTTGCTCTATAAAAAGCATTAGATTTTTTGCCACCTACATTTTTCAAGGCATTTATTATTTTTTCTGGCGGTACAAATTCCTGATCTCGCTTCTTATCATAATCGGCAATAGCTAAACCACAATAATAGACATTTCTTTTATCTTCTTTTAGTTCCTCCAAAGTGCAGCTCTTAATAAGTTGAAAAACTATTGAATCTTTGTTTGACCTATTTTCAGAAATTATTTTATCAATTTTACTTAATGTATTAATGTTTTTATTAATGCTTTTATTAATACTGTTCTGTGGTAGACCTTTGAGTGTTCTATTATAGACCTTAGAGTGTTCTGTGGTAGACTTTTCTGCCTTTAAATAGTTGGTATTTATAGAATATAAGTTAGCACTAGAAAGTCGTTTAATGGTAATGATTCCAAGTTCTGCCAATAGGGTACAAGATCTTCGTACAGTCATCTTAGATAGCTTAGTATCTGCAATTAAAGTTGTATATCGTACAGCACATTTATAGTTACTAGATTTCCAAGCATACTTTAATAAAGATAGCAACACACTCAAACAATATGCTTTATTAGTACCAGATAAAGTATCAAGTTTATGATACAATTTATAAGTTAATAATAAAAATGACCTAGAAGTGTCCTGCTTCTGCCTTATTTCTGCCACTTTATACACTCCTTACTGTGTCTTTTATGCAACATATTTAATTCTTCTAACCATTCATTCTGATCTGTTTCCTTATAAGCAATAGGGTACTCAAACAAGTTCCTCCAAACAAATCTAAGGTCTATGTCATATCTAGGGTCATATCGCAAAATTTGAGGGTGTTTTGCTCGTTCTTCAGGGGGTTTAGCAGGGGTTTCAAGCTCATAATAGAACAGCATATAACCTGGAACATTACATCGCTTAGCTATCTCTTTAGTAAGTCTAGTTGCCTTGTTTGTATGACCACGATAGTAAGCAGTTTCAATAATAGCTAGTGGCTCATAACAATACTTACATACCTCAACGCTATCTATATCAATCATAGCGATACCCTCATACTTTCTATGCCAATCGTTATAAACTCCATTAGAAAATGCGTATGTATCTCTAGCCATATTATAATTTCTTGCTGACTTCATTCCTTGATAGATGAATAACTAATTTTTTTAATTGGTCTTCAGTAAAGTAATCGTGCTGTGCCATTAAAGATATGTAGCTTAAATGATCCAGCTTAAATCTAGGAAATTGATCTTCAATCTTTTTAACTACCTCCAAACAAACTTCCTTATTCAATCTAGTTACTTCATAAAAATCTAATGAAGTATTTTTTAATTTAACCATGAGGTTTTAATTCATTGATTAATTCTTGAAGAATTTTTAATTGAGTTTGTATATCTGCCATCTGTTTCTCAATCATTAACAGTCTATTGAGTTCTTGCTCAATAATCCTTTTCATTTCTTCTTCATTCATTACTTAATCCTTTCTATTTTCGTAACACATCCTTTGGGAAAGCAAGTAACATTTGCCACATCATAACTACCATCTTCATTTTTAGAATAAGAACTAAATATCCATATTCTTGATTTATCTTTCTTCCACAAGAAACCCTCATCAACACAACTAGCTGTGCTGTATTCCTCAATGTCAGAAATAGAAATCCAATCAGAATGAGTTTGAATATCATTCCAATAAACTTTTATTCTTGAATAAGGAAACTTATTTACTCCAGATTTTTTGGTAGAAGTCATTAGGTGTAACCTTTCCATTTGTTTTGTTAAAAATAACTTTCATTATTTCCTTGTTGGGTATTCTAGTTCCACGAATATAACGCATGATATTGGTGCTAGGATTTTTGCCAGACAAATTAAAAAACTTGGCGGCTTCAATTAAACTAGATATATTATTTTCATCTAGGTACTCTTTGAGTGTCATGTAATTTTCCTTTTTTGTTTAATTGTTAAATATACTATGTGGATAATATACTTTTTGTCTATTGACAAGCGTAATCTTTATCTTTATTAGTGTGGATAATAAAAAACAAAATAGGAAAACAAAATGAATGAACAACTAGCTAATACAATTAGATCACAATTAAGTGGTGGAGAATCTTATGACCATTTTAGTCCATCTAGTTTAAATATCCCAATTCAAAAATACATCATCAGTTATGTTTGTAGTACACAAGCAATGCGTAGGCAAAATAAAGTTGGGTTCAAAGCTCATTATGGTGTGTTGTGCGGAAATGTAGCACAAAGATTATTATCTAAATATATTTTTAAAGCTGCTGAAAAAGAAGAAGTCAAACCAGAATTGTTTGATAAAATTTTTGAACATGAATTGGCAATCATTAATAAGAACGAACCAAAAGATGAACGAGATGCACAATGCAGAATTGATATGATACCATCTTGCAAAGCGTCTATTGAACAAACACTAAAGTTAGTCAAAGAAGTATTTGGTGATGAACCTTTAACATCAGAACGATATGTTCATGTAACACCACAAGGATTAATTTTAGACATCTTAGGAAGAATAGATTTTGAAAGTTCAGAAAATTCTTTAGAAAATAAAAAAGGTAAGTTCCTAGAACTAAAATCAAAACCCATTAATTTTAGAAAAAATAAAAATGGTATGGGTCAGATCATACAAAAACTTCCTAACACGATTGATGATTGCGAAGAAACATACATGAAACAAGTTGCGTTCTATTGGAAAGCTACAGGTAAAAAAGCATATCTTGGTTATGTCAATCAAGAAGAATACAAAATCTTTGAACCAGAAGATGACAGACTAGAATACTACTATCATCAATTAGTAAACAAAGCATTTACCATACAGAATTTACTTGAGGTCAGCAAAGGTCAAGCAAGTCAAATGGCAAAGTTAGTAGAAGCTCCAGATTTAAAAAACTTCTATTACTCTGATCTTACTGAAGAGCAAGTTGGTATAGCTAAACAATTATGGGGGATATAATGATTGATGAAAATACAATAGCTCACATAGAACGATTAAGAGATAGAGATAAAACTGTATTTAATTGTGAAAGGGATCATATGCTGAAAGGTTTTTACGAACAGGTCAAGCAAGAAAGAATAGAACAAAAGAAACTAAGAAGAACATTAAGGATTATAGTAATTAGTTTTATATTACTAATTGCTGTGATGTCAGCAAACGTACAAACGCTGTCAAGTTGGGAAAAAAAAGCAATAGAATGGTTTCATCAATACCCAGGTGTATTTGAGAATCCATTTAATTTAAAACAATAGGAGAAAAAAATGAAACAAAACATATACCAAAAACTACACAAAGCTGCTTGCGAAGCAACAGGGGTAGTCAAAGGAAAAAAAGTTCCAGGTATGCACTTTAACCCATTGCAACATGATGAAGTACAAAAGGTTGCTATGGAAACATTGCTATCTAATGGCTTATATCCTGTCTGTACTTACAGCAATGAACTTACAGATAGTTACATCATGGTAACTTGCTTTATGAAGATACATGATATTGATAATCCAACAGACTACATTGAGATTAATGGATGTAGTGCTATGGGAAACTTAGATAAGTTTGGTACAGGTAATGGAATGAGCTATGCTAAAAAGTATGCGTTCCTCAATGCACTAAATTTAAAAACAGGTTTAGATAATGATGATGGCTATAAAGCTGTTCCATTTAAGTCTACAAAAGAATCACAAGCAAAAGCTAGTGGTAACATTAGTCAAACTCAGCAACAAGCAGGAGAGATTGATGTTGATATAGAAGATATAAAAAATGAATTTGCACAAGCAATACATCTTCCAAGATTGAAACATCTTAAAGATACTGTGTATGCAGATCAAATTAAATATCTTCAACATAAAAATCCAAACGCACTTTCAGAACTAAAAAAAGTTTATGAAAGTCGTATGGAACAACTAAGCCATAAATAATTGGCACAATAAAGGAGCAAATAAAAATGTCAGACAAACTGTACATTAACTTAGTACCCAATCCTCAATATACTGAGGGTTCTAACTTACCTGTAATGGTAGGACCAGCTAACCCAAATGCACCAGAAGGAAAAAACTGGAAAATTGGAGTTAAAATTGGGAATGATTGGTATAACCAAGCAGCATTCGCATCTAAGGATGAGGTAGGAGGATTAACAATAATCCTTACACCATCTCAGTCTAGTGCTAAACCTGCTGGTGGATACCAACAAAAATCATTTGCGGCAAAGCCGACTTATGGTAAAACAAACACAGGATTTAAAGGACAGTTTTAAATAACTGAATTAAATCTCATTCTCCTGTGGGTTTTTTTTAGCCACTTTCCCCTTTCTATTTGGCTATAAATTTTGTTTTCCCACAGGAGAGTAAAAACAAAAGGAGAAAGAATGTTGCACTTAAAAGAAATACAAACATTAAAAGAGCTAGTAGAACTAGCAATGGAAACAAGAATGGATCTTAACGCTGACGACACGCCTTTTGCAACGCTTAGTGCTTTGCAAGCAAAACTAACACACATGGAGATAGAGTATGAACAAAACTATAAATTT